GTGCTCACCTACCCTTCAAAGATTCCGAAGCCTGTCCGGTTCCTGTATTGTCCGTTCTGATCGCGAAGCCAGCGGATAAATTCATTTCCGTCAATATTCAATACGATATACTGAGGCGAACCACTACCGCCATTTCCAGATTCTTTCAAAGCTTCCATCATTGCCTGTTTCATCGTCGACAATGGAGATACAACCTCTGTCTCACGCTTGTTATCACCGAGGATTGCTGCAAACTCTCCGGCGTTTCGTGGCACAACTGTACCTTTTGCCAAGTACGGAATCTGTGGCGCTGTCATTGTTGGAATGCTGAATCCCCAAGTGTTTCCACCTATTCCAGGAACCCATCCAGGAACTTTGATTTTCATCTTATTAAGAACTCCAATTGCGGCATTGACGCCAGCAATAATTCCTCTGATCATTCCGTTTATCAATCCGATTACGCCATTAATGGGAACTTTTGCGATTCCCACAAGTGCTTCAAATACATTCTTGAATATATTTTTTACATTGTTCCATGCTTCTCTCCATCCATTCACGAAATCTGTTTTTACCCAGTTTATAAGAGATTTGAATTTAGATACGATAAAAACTACTTTCTCTTTTATAGAATCCGACAATATAATTACTATATTTGACACCTTTTCTGTTAACGAGTTCCATTTATTTACAAACCCTTCTGCAAATGACCGTGTTTTTTCGCCTATCCAGTCAAATATGTTCCCGAAGAATTCTTTTATGGAATCCCAGTTTTTCACGAGAAGAACACCAGCTGCAATTATTCCGCCTATTGCCGCTATAATAAGTCCTCCTGGTCCGATTGCTGTTGCAATTGCAGATATGCCTCCAAGTATTCCACCAGAGCCTGTCATAAGTGCAATAAGCCCTTTGATGGCAAGTCCCACATTGCTGATACTGCTAATGATCGTAGTTATCAGCGGGATGATCTTAGCTGTTGCAAACATTCCTATAAGTGCCGCTCCGAACGCTTCGACCAGCGTCTGATGTTCTCCGAGGAAGTTTAAAAACCCTGATACAATATTAATAAGTGTAGGAACGCCTGTTTCAATCAACCACTTCAATGATGGTAAAATAATGTTGGTATATATCCATTCGAGAACGTTTCCGAGAGCTTCAATAATCGGTGCAAAGGATTTTGTGAGGTTCTTAATAGAATCCAGTAACGGATAAAAATCAAGCTTTCCGGCCCATTCCGCTGTTGCTTTTGTTATCTTTTCGATAAAATCAAGAACTTTCTGAAAAGCATTCGCTAAATTTTGAATAATTTGCGTACCAACATTATTTTTATTCCACGCTTTAGATAATTGACTTGCAATGTTTCCGATTATCTTAAAAATGTTCTGAAAAATCCGAAGCATGGTAGATAGCATTTCAGTGCCTGTTCCATTTGTCCAGACTTCCATAATACTTTTTCCGACACTCTTTGCAAGTTCAGCAAGACTGGAAAACATATACCTTGCAGCATCAATAGTATTCTTACCCTCTCTGTTCCAAGCTTCCTGAAAAGGCTTCCAGAGTTGCTTAAGTATATCAGATAACTTCTTTGCAGATTTGCTGAGTTTGTCAATCTGGCTTTCTCCTTTTGCCAATCCTCCATAATCAACCTGTCCAACATTTCCGAGGCTAATATTATCTGCCTTTACGGTAGGCGTTTTTGTCGCACCAGATATCGCATCCGCCGCTTCTTTTCCAATAACCTTTAATTCGTCAAACGGAGCAATATTCTTTTTTAGAGCCTTGGTCTGCTTATTTAACGCGCTTGTGCTGTCCTTCGTGGAATCTGTTACATTCTGCGTAGCATCAGCCAGACTATCAGCTCCATCAGCAGCACTGCCATAAGCATCTTCTGTGGCTGACAGATCAGTTCCAGCAAGTCCCGCTCCACTGGCTCCCGTCTGCCCGGATGATTTGTTTCCGGTTATCAGTTCCGTAAAGGACTTAAAGGCATTTGCAACCGTGGCAAGTTTTGCCAATAAGATATTTATCACTTTTATGACCGGAGTGAAGATGTTAATCAGTCCTTGTCCGACTGTAGCTTTCAGAGACTGAATCTGCAACTGCATTACCCTGACCTGGTTCGCCCAGGATCCGGATGTTCGTGTAAAATCTCCAGAAGCTGCTGAAAGCTGTTGCGTTACAAAATTTAATCGTAGTGCTACTTTCTCCTGCTCGGTCATGGCGGATGTTGTTTTACCGTATCCGTTCGCCAGTGCGTACTGATCGAGTGCACTTTGTGTCATAACGACACCCAAATCTTTCAGCGTTTCCGTTTCGCCTGTAAATACAGACTTTAACTTTGTATATGCCAGATCCTGACTGATGTTATAAAATGATGCCACATCACCCGTCAGCTGAGTCAACTGGGTTGACATATTATAAGCCTGTTCTTCTGTAAATCCAAAGCTCTTTGACATTGCTCCGAATGTGCCGACGTACTGTTTCGCCATTGTTTCGGAGAGTCCGGCGGATGTCATAGCACTTTTAGCAAATTCGTTGACCTTGTCTGACATGGTTGTAAATGTAACATCCACGACGTTCTGAACTTCTGCCAGATCAGAGCCAAGTTCTACACATTCCTTTCCAAATTGCGCAAGCTTACCAACCGCAAATACGCCACCGATTATCAATCCGACTTTTTTAACGGCACTTCCAAGGCCGTTAAATGACTGTTTAATTTTAGATACTCCATTTTGCACACCATCTGTGTCCATTCGAGTATCAATAATGACTGAGCCATCAGCAGCCATGTGTCCACCTCCTAACTATTTGAGGTTAAGCATCTCGTTAAGCTTATCTTTATAAGCCTGTTCCTCTTCAGAGAGACGCGTTTTTATATCAATAAGATTCTTGTTATCGTGGTAGAATTTCTTTTCCCATTTATCTAATCTTTCGCCAAAAGCTTTTTTTGATCGAATCCCGATAACTGTATTAAGCAAGCATTCTCCTGCTTCCATGAAATATGAAAAAAATGTCCACCAATGCATATAAGGTACCGCTCTAACTTCGCTATGAATTACCTTGTTTACCGCCGGAATAATCATTTCCCCGTCCTGTCCCCAGTCCATCAAGCGTGGCTTCGGCTTTCCCGAATTGTCGTCCGTCTGTCCGCAGTCAATAAATTCACAAGCCTTCTTACAAGCCTCTTCTACATTCTCTGGTGGAATGCTTTCCCAGTCTTCATAGAGGATCTTCAGCATTACTATTTTTTTTCCGTAGTTGTCAAGATTCGGGTCGTTCTGTGCAATCAGAATATCTATAATTGCTCGAAAATCTGTCCTGATAGAAAAATCCACCCCACTGATATTTAGTGAGGTGGGCAACTCATAGGCGGTCATTTTGTGTATTTCTCCGTATACTTATCAACAGTAGCCTGCATTTTTTTCTTTCTTTTTTCAATTTCCGGCGCAATTGCTTCTGAAATTTTATCAAGCACGATATATGCAAAAACCTGACCGTTCGGGAATACAGTTGTTGCAGTAATTGGTTCCTTGAATAAATCCATTGAAGCTTCATACCCTAACAGATAGTTCATTTTATCTTCAATCTGATTGTTCAGATCCGCCATTTCTTTACTTGATGTGACCTTCTGAATGCTGTCCTGTATCTGTTCAAAAAATGGTTCGATTTCCTCTGCTCTTGCTGCAACATTAATGTCGGTCGGGTTCAGCTTAAAGGAAGAAAAGATTTCTCCCTGATTATTTGTGAATGTAAAAAGAAGAAATCCGTCATCAATGTTTGTGTCAATTGTCTTTGCCATTTTCTACGCCCTCCTAAAAATTATTCGCTGTCAGCTGTGAATGAGCCGGAAGTAATGTCAAATTTACCTTTGACGCGCCCTCCAACGTAATTAACTGTGAACGGAATCTGATAGCCGGATGTATCACCGCCGTAGGAAGTCGGCACAACATGACAATCCTGCTTGTATGCTTCGTATTTACCGGCTGTTGCTTCTTTCCAGAGATGTACTTCAACTGCACTTGTTTTCAAATTATCGTCTTTAAGACGTTCATCAACGATCTGCTGAAGCTTTTCGAACAAGTCTGATGTGGTGTCCGCATAAAACGGATCAGCGTCAGAAGAAGCTTCGTAGCCGTTATGCTTGAATGTGGATTCTCCGAGAATGTTTTTAGATGTTTCAGTATCTGGATTGAGTTCTACGTTATACTCTTCCAGATCTTTTCCAAGACGCTCATATTTCGGTGTCAGTCCTCCGCAGAGGGAACCTGAATCAATGTAATGAGCCATATATTTACGGTCAATTTTTCCTGTTACTGGCATAGAAATGTCCTTTCTGCCTATCATTTTTAAAAGGCTGTGTAGGTTAGCGATTATCTCTAATTGATAGCCGGTTGTTACGTTATATTACTTCATAAGTATTTTCGTAGCGTACTGACAATGGCAATAACCAGTCCTGTACGCCGCTCTCCTGTGGCTCTAAACCATAGGAGTTGTCACGGGTGATGCGTTTTATCACTCGTCCCTGTGAAAGCTCTGGAAAAGCAGATAAGCGTGTCTCAGCGCCGTTTATGACAACTGGTTCTCGACATATCCATTTACCGAGATTGTCCAGAAACTTCTGAACAGATAACTTCTGCCGTTCTTTGTCGGATGCCGTGCGGTAAACCACATAAAATGGGTACTGGCATACCTGATGCATTACTCCACATACATCTTCTTTTTCTGAATAAATCAAGGCTCCGTTGTCTGCTGAGAAAGCGATTCCGGATTCTTTGCCGAGTTCCTCAAATTTGATTGTTTCATTTTCGTACAATCCCGGATACTGGTTCAGAAGTGCTTTCATGGCATCTGTCAGAATCTCATATCCAGTTGCATCTTTTCCGATAGGTTTATCTGCCATGTCTGCCACCTCCTGCCTGTGCTTTTACTTTGCGAATCCATGTACTACCGTATTGCCGTTTAGCGGCGTCAAACCACTTTGCCTGTGCCCGTGGGTGAGCCTGTTTGGTGTATTCAAGATTTTCCTTTGCGGCTGTCTGACCAGAAAACTGACTGACAAGGACTTTCTTTGCTCCACGTCTTGCGTAGGGACTTCCAGTTGCTTCGTCAACCATTCCTTTTCCCTCATACAAAAAACGTCCATAAGGTGCCGCCGCTGCGCATACTTTCCCAGTTCCTTGCAAGGATGTACTCTCAACTCTTGTTCGGTTGATAAAGTCCCCTGTAATCATCGGCATAAACGGTACCATACTGTCCATGACCATTCCGTCAAGGAGATACTGAGCTTCTTGATACTGTCTGGAGAATCTGTCCATATTCAGCTTGATTTTCATATCTCCATCGACTACGGAGAACCCTTTAAAATGATGAATCTTGCTCATATTACTTACCCAGAATCTCAAAATGTGGAATCAGTGTATATGGACCACCTACACTGGTAATCTTGAACACGTTATCCTTGTTCTCGTTCATGTACTGATAGAATCCGCTCCGATAATCACCATCAGATACTGTTCCGCCAGTCCACTCACCCTCCCAGAAGAACGATTCATCTGAGAATGTAATAGTATCCTCCAGAGCGTTGTTAATCTGCCTTTTCCACTCTTTAGGCGGTACATATGGAAGAATCTTACCATTCCTGTCAGCAATGGTTATATCGCCGTTCTGGGCGGTATAGCGTACGTGTAACTGTGCGTTGTCTGTTGCGTCTGGTCCGTACTTCTTAAGGATTGCCCCCTTGTCCGTAATGAGGTCAACGCCGGATAAAACATGAGGATACCAGTACGCATCTCTTGTTGTCGGACTCTCATAATAATTGAAAATCGTCAAAGTTTTTTCGTACATGATACCCTCTCCTTAATTATTCTTTCTGCACTGTCTGCTTAATAACCTGATTCACACCAGTAGCCGACAATCCGTTAAACATACCGACCGCAACTGCTGTGATATAATCCGTTGCCGGAAAATCCGGGATAATTCCCATTCCGACCGCTCCGAGAATTCCACCAGTAACTGCCATGATTACTGGAATCCATTCATCAGAGATTCTTTTTGATGCTTTGCAGCCCATTCCCACGATGTAGCAGATCATAACGATTGCTACGCATGAGCCTAATATTGAAATATCCATTCTTTTCACCTCACATTTGGAATACCAAACTGTTTGTATGTACCTGTAAATGAAAACTGTTTTCCACATTTACAGCAAGTTTCCGTAATGGTACAAGTCTTTTCTTTGTCATTACATTTTGATTCAGCAGGACTTTTAAATCTGTGTCCGCCAGTTAAAAAGCACATTACTGTATTCATTTCGTTTACATCCCCGCATAAAGAACTGGTATCCCATCATCCGTCCTCACTCCCATCAGCAGCGGTAAAGCTGCTTTAAGGAGCAAATCATTTGTTTTCTGTACGTCCCCGGCGGCGGCATACACTGCACTCCATTCCTTTGCACTCGCTCCAATCTGCTGAGGTGTGGCATAAGAAATTGATTCACTGCCAGATGATACAGATGTTACAATGCCTGTCGCGCTACCACCGGACCCGATTGCGGTTGACGTACCGCTCACAGCGGCATTGGTAGCATTCTTCTCAGCAAGCTCAATCTGATACATTAATTCAGCCAATGAACAGACCGCCTTTTTGATACGCTTCTGAGAGCGTTCATTTTCCGGCAGCCCGTCCACCAACCTGTCAAACGTCATTGTGTCCACGAAATCACTGGCTCTTTCTGCCAGTCGTGGAAAGTCGGTTTCTGGCACGACATTGCCGAATGATTCTGTATAGAATTTATAATCTGCATAAGCCATTCCAGATACCTCCTACATTTATGATTTCGCTGTTACGCTTGTACTTCCGGCGTTCAGTGCCTTGTATGTTCCATCGCACTCAACCACTGTAATCTTCTGTCCGGTTGCTGCCTTAATGTCAGCTTTTCCGTCCCATGTAGTCCAGTTTCTGAGATTCTGTCCATATCCGACAGTTACTGCTTCTGCTGCAACTTTGTATTTATATACGTTGTTGGCATTTTCCTTAGCCGGATTTACAGTGATTTTTGTATCGCCACTTGCTGTTCCAGCCGCAGATGTTACTGTCAAAGTGCCAAGCGTTGGTGTTTCATCAATGGTGATTACTGCGATTGCATCAATGTATTCTGCAAAAAGAGTCAGTCCCATAACTGCGAACGCTTCGGACACTGCTGTGTGGTAGTTACCCTGTGTATGGAATCCGATCAGGTTTGTTTCGCCGGAAACGGTATACACCAGACCAGCTCTCGCAAAGTCAGATTCATTCGGGTCTACATAGTAAAGCACGATGTTCTCAACGGGGGTGGCAATAACCTGTCCTCTCGGGATTTCGCTGTCAGACAGTAAGAAGATTGTGTTAAATCCCATGAAGTCCTTCATATACTGGAATCCGAACTGGTTCTGAATAGTGATCTCAGCTGCTCCGAGGTATTCATATACGTCCAGAATGTTCACAAATCCAACGGCGCCAGTCACATTTCTGTGCATCTGCTTGAATTTGTTTTCTACACGGCCTTTAGCCATTGCCAGAGCCATCTGGAATGTAGTTTCTGTGGAAGTAAGTGTACCGGTTTTCAGATAATCATAGAATCTGCCGGTAACGTCAGTCTGAAGCTGGAAAAGGAATTCATCATCAGTCATCTGAACAGCGTTCTCATAACCGTGATCCTTGATTGCTTCGATAGATACAGCCTTTGCGTACTTTTCAATAGTCATTTCCGCATAGGTCTTTTCTTTTACAGTAAACTTGCTGTAAGGGATTTCCTCACCCTCACCAACATTTCCGCTCTGCAAAGTACCCTCTGCGTATTTGGACTTGAGTACAGCACCCGGCTGTTTTTTGATAGGTCTCATGATGCCCAGAATATCACGTAAGTGCTGCCAGTTTCTTTCGAATCTGGTTACAAAGTCAATCTCACGCGCTGTGACCTGAATATCATTATTCATAATAAGATTAGCTTTTGCTGCCATAAAAAATCCTTTCTACCCATAATTGTTAAGGTATTGGGTTACCGACTATACTCTGGTGTATAGTCGGTGTAAAAAATCACTGGAATAACTGGATATTCTGAGCAATTGCAGCCTGTCTTTCGGACGGGTCTTTGATTGCTTCGATATCTTTCTTAGTCATACTTCCCGGTGTCTGCTGCTGTCCAACGCGAGTGGTAAATCTTGCCTGGTTCTGCTGAGCCTGCTGCTGAGATTCATCCACAAAAGCGGATGCGTCAGACTGTTTCATCTGTTCAATCAGGTCGTTCAGCCCAAGGATTTTACCATCTTTCAGCTTAAGACCTGCTTCCTTGATGTCTGCCATGACTGACTTCTTTGCCGCTTCACTGGAAAACTTAACGTCATCGAGTGCCGCTTTGAGCGCATCTGAAAAATCACGGTCATAGATTTTTGCATTAAATTCTTTCTCTGCATCTGCCGCTTTCTGTTTCCAGGTCTCTAACTCGGTCTTAACATTCGCCGGGTCGATACCGTCAAAACCTTTTAAGGTTTCTTCTGCTGTCTCAGCACGTTCTTTCCAGTCATCACGTTCACCCTCGACTTTTGACAGAGTTTTCGCAACTTCTTTCGCGTTCTTATAATGCTCAGAGAGTGCTTTCTTCACATCTGCCTGTTTATCTTCCGGGATTTCAATTCCAAATGATTTTAATGTGTCAATAAGTTTCTGCATAATATCCTCCTGGTCGTGTTTATTGACCTGCCGCCGCAGGTATTGGATTAAGCCAGTTAGACCACTGGCAGGGTAGCTGGAATAACAGGAATCGAACCTGTGACACTCTGATTAACAGTCAGATGCTCTACCAACTGAGCTATATCCCATTAACCCGGATTCCCGGGTTAGCAAGGTATTTATCGTGTTATGCCTACCACGAGTTGTTTTGAATGTTCTTTCCTTTCAAAAGAAAAACGTAAATAAAAACTTTATTCAAGGAGGTGAACCATCTTGCGTGCCAGATGGCAAATACACATGGTAGGGTTCGAACCTACTTAAACATTCGCTAAAAGCGCGTCTGTTTAACTTTCCGCTAAAGCGTGTGTACCAGCTACTTTAAGAAAGGAGGATAAAACGAAAATGCTAAAACAACCGTTGTGCTTTCCACTGCACAATTACATTATAACAGATTTATTTTAACTACCTCTCTACCACTTTTTGTGTTTTTAGAGCATATCGCGAAGTTTTTCCACGTATCTCTTGACAAGATCACGTTCCTCTCGGCACTCTGCATCCTTGGACATATCACTCATTTCTGTAGTGAGTTCGTCAAGATGTTCTTCCAGAGCAGCAAGCATCTTCCTCTTGCAGTCCTCAGACTTTCCGGAACGATAGCTTTGCTTCTGCGTCATGTAGTCATCGTAAGCGTCTCGTCCATCAGAGCGGCTGTAATGCCCTCTAACATAATGTTCACCACGTCTGGCATAAGAACTGCCCCTGTCGTAATCCGGCATCATTCTGCCGTCATTTGAGCTGTATCTCCCCATGCTATCACGCTTTCTTCCGCGTTCACTGTAATCGTCATTGTATCCGCCACCACGCATCTCATCAAGAACAGTGTTGTAATATTCCACTTTCTTGTCCCAGTACTGCGTATTCTTGATATCTTTGTACATATCAATCAGTTTGTATGTCATTTCCAGATTCCCGGTGGTCAGCCCATTATCAGCGATTTTGGAAAGTTCATCTTCGATTCTTGCGCATAAGTCTTTAATATCTCTCATAATCACACCTCCTACGCTTCTCTGGTTACGACAATATTCGCGTTCGCAACAGAAACAGCCTGATCACTGGTATTCTCTACTGCGATATTAACACAACATCCGCGAGGCACATCAATATAGATACCTGCGGACACATTGTTGTACTGATCTACTGCTGCTGGTGTGGAAATCATCTGTGAAGATAATACAGGTTCGCCAGAGATTGCAATAGCCAGAGAAATAGCTCCGACAGTACCGCCTGTTGGAATTGCGATATTGCCAGAGAAGTCCACGAAAAATCTAGCCTTGCACTGGTTAGTAAGTCCTCTCAGCGTGATGATTCCACTTCCCTCTCTGTGCTGAATACAGTTAGAACCTTTGACTGCTATGTTTGAAAATACTACGTTTCCATTTGCTGCTACAGTCTGAGCAGCTACATTTGTAAATTCTGACATAAAAATACTCCTTTCATATCACAAAAGGACAGGTCTCAGCCTGCCCCTCTGTGTAATACGGCATAAGCCGACATTCGAATCAATCGAAAGATACTCTCGATATGAAGTTGTTAACAATTGCACCCAGCATTGCATCCACATCCGTAATATGTGTTCGGGTTAGGAACCTGGTATGCCGGAATCGGCGCTGGATTAATCGCATTAATAAGCTGCTGTGTCTGTGAAGCCATTGCAGTTGTAAGAAGTGCGCTCTGGCGGTCCTGAGAAGCAGCACGTCTGAGGTCATTGTTTTCAGCCTGCAGGTTAGAAATCTTTTCATTGCAAAGATAATCAAGAATGGCTCTTGTTCCAGCGTTCTGGCTGTCAATAATGTCTCTTGTGTTGCTGTTCATGGTGTTCTGCAATGCACAGGTATTCTGTGCCATGTTGTAGTTTATGCCCTGGATTGCTTCTCTGGTTTCACAGCAGCAGTTTGCAAGCTGTGCCTGGAGTGCATTGGTATTCTGCATATTTGCTACAGTGTCAGCGTTAATAGCCTGCTGGATGCCGAAGCCGGTCTGCATGATGTTTGTGTTGATTCCATTAAATCCGGTAAGCATACCATTATTCATGGCATAGAAGCCATCACAGAGACCATTGTTGATTCCGTCAAGTTTGCTAATCACAGCGGAGTTGTCGAATCCTCTCTGAATATCCGCCTGAGTAGCTGCCGTGGCTGTATATCCGCCGCCGTTTCCATTATTGCCCCAGCCGTTGTTTCCCCATCCGAAGAAAGCAAAAATGAATAAAACAATAATCCACCAGCTACCATCTCCACCAAACATGCCGTCGTTATTTCTACCGTTTCCAGTAGCAGCGGCAATATCTGCTAAGCTATAATTTCCATCCATAATATAATCTCCTTTTTGTGTATTTACATCAATCTGGCCAGATTGTAATGTACTATTTCATTCCTTTCAGCATGTGTTGGAATTGCCCTGCCATCTGCTGAGCCTGATTAAGTTGCTGTTGGGAAATCTTCCCAGACTGTAACATCTTCTCAACTTCTACTTTCGGGTCTCCCTTAAAATTCTGCTTAAACTGCATAAACTGCTGTATCATCTGCATTGGTCCGTTTCCCTGTGGCATCCCACCGCCAAGTGCGTTAAATAATGGATTACTCATCTGCATTTCCTCCCTTGATTGCTGGCTCCTGTACAGTATTAGTTCTAACAGGTTCAGAAAATGAATTTAATCGACTTGCTATAGCGTCGCATTTGGCTTTTAAATCATCGTATTCTTGTCTGGTGACGTACTTACTGTCCATGTTCTGAACAGGCTGCTTAGGTGGCATCTGAGTGCCTATTTCATGATACTCAAACGTCCGTAATGGTTGTGGCATACCAGAAACGTCTGTAGATTTTATGTAGAACTTTTCACTTTCGCTGTCCATCAGCAAGACACTTGTCCCGGGTGCTACCAGATAGGATTTTGCACCGACTTCACCAGATACCCACAAAATACCGCTATTATTCTGCTGTGGCTGCTGTACTGGTTGGGTTGGCATCTGGACAGGCTGTTGCTGGAACTGGTTCATCTGTCCCGGAACGCCAAAACTATATTGATAAGGATTGTTATATAATGCCATCTTATACACCGCCTTTCTGATTATATTTTTGCATAAAAGTATTAATCTAAGAAGTTCAAAAAAGTATCAAAAAAGTATTGACATATCACCCACTGAGTGGTATGATAACATCAGAAACAGGGAAGAACAAAAAATCAAGGAGGAAGATAAAATGAAATTAAACACATTATCATACGTCATCGGAGCAGAGAACACAATTGAAGCTGGCAAAGAATATTTTTTCGGTCAGCTCTGGGATGGAAACGGGGACGGCGAGGAGCTTCTCGAGTCCGAAACAATCGCCGTATATCAGGACGGCGAGGAGCTTATCGTTGACTTTGAAATCCTGGAGCCTGCGGATGATATTTTACAGACCCGGGTTAAAGTTATCGGGATTAACTAGGAGGCAGAGCAATGAAGTATATAATTATGGATTATACAGACGGTGATTGTTTCACCGATGAATTTGACAACAAGGAAGAAGCCATTCTGGAAGCGGAGGGAAAATGGTCAAATCTGACAAGGTTTGAAAAGAAACACAGATCGGAGTTTTACGTGCTGGAAAGCGTCAATCCAGACGAAGACGCGCCCGATCATTACGACGGAGACATTGTGAAGCGTTGGAAATAAGAAGAAGAAAGAAAGGAACAATATGAGCATCAAAGAAATTAGATTAATTTCCGGGTTAAGCCAGCAGGCTTTTTCCGATAAATACAAAATTCCCAAAAGGACAATTGAAAACTGGGAAGGCGGTAAAAGAAATCCACCAGAATACGTAATTTTATTGCTCGAAAGAGCTGTAAAAGAAGATTTTGCATAAAAAGAAGGAGGGGTAAATTGCCTCTCCTTTTAGCATACTTTTATAATCTTACTGTTTACTCTTCTACTTAATCTCTTTACGGTAGATATACTCACGTTCATTTGTTCAGCGCAGTATTCAAGAGTGCGCTCCTGGCATCTCAACCGGAACAGTCTTTCTTCGTCTGGTGTGAAATTACACTCTGCCAAGAACCTGTCTATATCTTTCTTTGTGAACACATATAATTTCATGAGCATACCCCTTATTAACGCAATTAGCGCTGATTCTGTGCAAGATACTCCGTGAGCTTCTGCTTTGTTTTTTTTAACTCTTCCACATTATTTCCACTGATCTGACTATCCAACATGGTTGACAACACTTCCAGAATTAATGAATCTCGTTCTGCGATTCTCCGAAGACTTTCATAATCTCGTCTATCATGTTCTTCCAGTGTCTCTACTCGCTTATTAAGTCGGAATGCCGGGGTAATCCATTTAAAGATTACGGCTGCCGCACCTCCGACAATAGACACCCCTCCGCAGATAGAAAGAAAAATCTGTACAAATTCTGATATGCTCATTTGCTCTCCTTTTCCCAGTAATATACCGGGATCTCATTACCACTATTCCATGTATCGAAATATTTGCCCTCTTGTACTGTCACTACATGACCATCTATGCAGAGAATGTATGTGCCCGTCGGATGGTCTGCACAAAAGTCGTTGACTGTATGGATATATCGTTCTGATTGTTCAATCAGTTTGCGTCTGTACCCATGTTTGTAGAGGTACGCTCCCCAAACGTAATTAGCTGATGGCATATCTGACAGAGCGCATGCCTGTATCATTAATCCGGTAAAAACCGTTTCCCAATCAAGCCCGGTTGCCTTACATATTGCCCGGACAACGCAATCTCCCGTTCTCTTGTCCTTAACAGGATTAGGATTGAAATATTCCCATCTATCCATCAGTCAATCCCCTTTGCTGTTTTATATCTCTTTGCCGCTCCTCTGGATTTTGCAGCATTCTGGCGGTTCCATTTAGCAATCATGAGTCGGTCTTGCAGCTCTCTTAGATCATTGTCTTTGCAGTAATCTTTGTATGCAGCATTTTGTTTCTGCAAAAGATAAGACTTCCGGTCAAGGTCTTGCTGTAATGCGAATTTTGCCTGTTCGTCCTTGCAGTTATCAACCGCCGCTTGCATTCCAAGGACTTCACGCTTTGTTTTGCGAATTCTTCGCTCATAAGCACGTTGTCTCTGCTCCTTTTCGTACTGTTTTCCCTTGTCGGCTTTATCCTGTGCCGATAGTTCTGCATAAGGATTAAATTCCCCGTCACTTGCCCCAAAGCTATGCCGACAGTTAACTCCTGATAGTCCGCTTGCTGTTCCGTATCCGGTCAAAGAGAACGGCGGAAATTTCTTGCTCTCGCCAGAACGAGAGTATATCTTTCCTTGCCACCATGCGTGATTTCCCGGGTTCTCACCGCCGTCACCTGTTCTGGCTCCCATGTGAGCACTGACCAGAATTAAATCCCAGCCCATTTCTTCCATGCGCTTTAGGGATATATCTCCTGTAGCCTGAGCCACACCAGTTCTGACAGAACGTGCTACTGCTGTTTCAATGGTGTCTTTTCTGCCAGATGGATATGTGACCGTAACACCATCACTCACAACGTTATTAACCGCCTCTTTGATGGCTTGCGTATAGCCAACTGCTCCAGTCATCACATGATTGTATGCAAGGTCGCATTGGTTAATATACAGCGTCTGAGCCGCATTTGCAGTTGTCCTTGTGAAATTCCGCCATTCTCCCATTGTAGCAAGCATATTTCGCTCCATGAGTCTTATCATAGCTGGCGACTGTTCGAGCGGTACAGGTCTTAATCCTGCCGCCTTGTATATCTTGTCATCATAATCGAGAGCAGTGATACCGGCATCTTCAAACGCTTCAAGAAGTTCCTGTCGTTCACGCTTGGTGTATTTGGATAATTCTGCTAGAATGTCCTCTAGCAGTTCGCCGGATTCCTGTAGTGTTCTGATTCTCCACGCATCTGCATTGGTCAGAATATAATCTTCACCTCTGCCAATTCTTGCCATCATTCTTGACACAATCTCAGAGATGATATACTGATGCAGTTCCTCGGCAATCTGTTCACTGCCTTCTGTTATTCTACGTAAATACTCTGGGCTTAACATAACTACTCATCTCCAAATAATTTCGGTTCGTCTGGCTAAGCTTCTTTAACCATTGTTCTAATCTCATTACTCTTCTTCAAAAAAACCTCTCGTTTTGTTTTCCTCTTTGGCTTCTTGTGAAATTTTTTTTGCTTCCTCTTCGGTATATCCATAAAATTTCATCAAATAACGCCAAAATGCTACATGCCCGGAATTTACATAACTGTACCACGTCATCCTGTCTTCTTCTCTGTTGTATGTAAAATCACCAAAATCATAATTAACTATATACTGGACATATTTCTTTTTCTTTTCGTCGTAAATCCAGTTAGAATCTGGTGCGATATCATACAAATCTGCAAATGTATTTAGGGCGTATATAGTGTCATTCAAACAACACTCTAGTTTATCTCTAACATCCTTAATTAGCTGGATTGTCCGTCGGTCGTCTGCTTCTACCTGCGTAGCCGTCACCATGCCGGTTTTTTCATTAAAAACAAAGTACCCGTTGGAGAATCCAATTTTATATCCTATCTGACTTAAAAGGGCATTTATGCCGACTATACGGATATCCGTGTTGAGTTGCGGATTGATTTCTTGATAAAACTCTTTTTCATCCTGTCCGAATACATTCTTGACAAAGTGCGGTAAGTTCATTTCATTGCGTCTGTTCTCCATACCCTGTGGAGACATGGTTGACACGGGCGCACCGCTTGGCATCAGTAGCCTATCATCTGCCAGAACAATCTTCTGCGAATCAAAAATCTCTCCGGCGTTTCTGCTGTATGCAATGTCGAGGTCTTTTAACTCTTCGATAGCTTCTGCAAATATTGGAATCCCAAGTGGCGTACTAATGTCCACGTTATTAGCCTGCGGTGTCCGCAGTACTCCGTACAGAGGCCCGTCCAGCTTCTCACCGTTTGCCTTGAGTATCGGTGGCGTGTCTGCCATTAGGTCAGCCCATTTGGTCTGTTTAAGGTCAATCTTGTCTCCGATTGACTGAGGGGATTTTGATACATAGGCTCTGTTAGAAACGTAGTACGGATAGGTTGTCACTCCATCCACTGTTGTCTCAACAAACCTATGATATTCAAGCCGTACATAGTATTTCCGTCCAACAGTATAAGAATCTTTGAATATAATCCCTTTGATTTCCTGATTATCGTAATCCACAATCATCACATCTGCCGGAGTGAATACGTCAAGACTCTCGCCGTTCGGCTTAATGAACACGGTTCCATAAGCACAGCCATATTCTACCCAGTGCCGAATCTGAAAATACACTTTATCAATCTGCTCCTGCAGCCATGTAGCCCTTGCAGAACCGTCTATCTGAATGCCGATCGCCAATGTTGCAAGTCTGGCAGTCTCTGAACACACAGATTTAGCAAAATTAATCGTCTTGATATTATTCTTATCATCCAGCCATTCCGGCACACCTCTGTAGATGTTCGCGCACCGGTTAATCAGCGATTCCATTTCTGGAAATTCTGCTGCCTGGATATTAAAGTCCTCTTCGGCTTGTTTTTTGAAAATCATGTTAAACCACCTTTTTAGTGTCGTTATAAGTCCCATTTAATCTACCTTTTAAAATCCATCCATCTTACAGAAGTATCTCGCACAATAATGTCTTCATATTCTACAACTTTTAAGATTTCGTTAATGTCAGATGATCCATATATTTTTAAACCGATGCTTAAGAATTTATTTATTTTATCTGAAAAGTACCTATCTAACATTTTATGCACTGTGCCCCCTTCTCATGGACAATGGACTGGTTGCGTATCTGAGAGAATCTATCCAGTGATCGTTACCATCTGGATAATCTGCGATAACTTCTCCATTGCTATCTACTTCATGTTCATAATTGATAATTTCCTTGTATGCTCTAGGCGTTCGTACCGGATCAATGACTAATGTTCGGCACTGTAACCACTCAAAAGTATATTTGCGGCTTCCCGGTGTAACAATGGCCCTACGTGCTGGAAGCCCTGCATCTCGGAAGTCAATAATACTTTCTTCTTCATCAACTCCGCAAGATATTGAATAATCATCATATCCCTTTTGTTTTATCTGACCAGCCATTGCTGTATTTCGAATTTTACATCCGCCAAGCTCATCCAGCAGAATAACTTTGTCCTGATTAGGTACATAAGCCACACGAATAAACGCTTTGGGATCCGGATACCATCCCCAGTCTTGTCCCTGATAGACGCTTTGATACTTCTGAATTTCTTCGTCTGGAATCGTTCGGATTTCCAACAGCTCAAAGATATTTGTACCGAGTCCGACAGGTAATCCAAGGTATTCATGCTGATAGGCTCTTGGATTTGTCTTTTTAAGATGCTCCGCATCATCAAGGAATTGTTGACCAAGCCATTCAACAGGAACTGATCTGTAATCACTCTTATGCCTGTAGCTGTCGTCTCGTGGCTCTTCTACATACACATTCGCCCAGTTGCTCCGGCTAATTGGCGGATTGAATGTCTTAAATACAACAAACTTACTGCCACCTCGAAGGACTGACTGCTGCACTGTACGAATTTCTTCAATACCCGAAAATTCGTCAAGTTCCTCGAACCAGAGATACTTGAAATATCCCTTGCTTGCTTTAATAGATTTAGTCTTTTTTGCCTTGTCCAGTCCTCTGAATATGATTTTCTGTCCAGTAGGCTTATAAGTGTACTGCATAGGGCTTACGCTGGTATCCCATAGTTCATTGACTCCGAGCGCGTCAATTCCCCATGCTATCTGTTCGTAAACGGATTCTCTAAGTGTGTTTCCAACTTTACGGAAAATAACGGTATTTGACATTATACCGTTCTCTGTGTCCTGCATCATCAGGAAAGGAATCATGACACCCACAAAAGATGATTTAGTAGATCCACGCCCACCATACAAATCATAATAGGTGTGTTTTCCGTCCAAAATGTCCCAGAACACATTGTAAAAGGCAGGAGCTATAATTTCATTCAGATTAATCGGATTCTCATTCATTCTGTTTCTCCGGCCTTGGAATATTATTTACAATCGTAATCTTTCCATCTTCAGAATCATCATTTTTCTTGTCAGCATCCCATCCCTTAAAATTATTTCTCAAACTGAACTGAGCACCATTTGAACCATCACGATCAAATAGCCTTTCCTCTGCGTACTGTTCCACTCTGGCTTTCGCGCGCGTAATCGTGTCAACAAACTCTGGTTTTGCTTGATAGTTTAAAAGAGCCTGTCTGCTTGTAAATCCAAGGGCCAGAGCAAGTCCTGTAACGGTCGGAGGGTGAACGTCTACAAAAATGGGAGATCCAAATTTATTAAACATTTGTTTGCCTTTGCTATCAGTCAAAGGATGTCCTTTACAATCTTCAAAATATTTTTCAATTTTTTCTTCAATTTCACCTACTGTTTTATACATGGGCGGTTTTCCCATTGGCATTCCCACATTCTCACCTCCAGACATAAAAACGCCCTAGCATAGCTATAGTTATATACACTATAATACCATACTAGGGTTAACTACCTCTATACCACTTTTAGTTTTTATCAATTTTATAATCTTCCGGTCAATTTTGCCAAGTGATAATATTCTGCCATGATCCTGCGCTTGTATCCGTAGAAATCATTTTCAGATACCGGCATATCCCGGAATCGCTCCATAGTCCGGTATCCTATGCAGTTCACTATGCTGTCGTATATCTGTGTTTCTATGCCTGGCGCATATTTGATTGACACTTGCAGAAGATTGTACTTATCATTCTCGTCAAGGTGTCTGAAATGACTTTGAAGTGCCGGTATATCATCCGGCGGCACTCCATAGTCGGTTAGTGTAGCTTTTCTAAGATTCATTTATTTCACCTTCTTCATTCAAACTCCAGTCGCATGGCATGCCTCGAAAACATTCTGGACAGTGTTCGTAGAATCCGCAGCCTTTGCAATCCGCTGGCTGTCCAGTACAATATTGCTGTAGTACGTGGTATGCTGATATAGCAAGGTTTGGCGTTATGTCTGGTGTAGGTTTGTCTGGCATATTTATCACTCCTCTCAAATCGTATAAACATGCTGTTTTGGTGCTACTTTTCCGCGTTTCTTTCCTTTTTCGAAAGGCTTTACAAATACTTTCTTACCGCTTTTGTACGTTCTGTAATGTCCTCTTACGCTCCAACATGGGCAGCTGATTTGACTATGTTTTACGGATTTTTGATATAGATTATTCTCTACAACATATTCAATCAAATCATCAAGAAGAAGAATTTTATTATCTTTTTTTGACAAATGATTTTTCCCCCTGCTATTGACTTTTCTGCTTCTATCTACTTTTCTTATAGCTTTTTCCCTTGATTCAATCTTTTCCATTATGGTTATCAATGCTCGTATTATGAGTGTACAATAGTCGTGGTCAATTTTTTCGTATCTCCGATATACTTCATCCTTGACATCCGTAACTTGTCCCACCATTATCTGCATGCCATATTTTTCTGAAAATTGAATATAATACGACACTTCCGGAAATTTATCTTCTTTTTCTGGTATAGGCTCTGGAACTACTACCATTCCTTCATCAAGCAATAACTCTCGACTGTAAAGTTGTATAAGTGCCTCATGTACTTTATCTCCATCAATCAATCTAAGAGTAAAATCAGAAAAAATAAATTTACATTTCAAAATATCACCAAGCTCTTTAAGTGGTTTCAAATCTTTTATTTCACAAACAATAGTAGGAAAGAAATAATCATCCATTCTGCATCTCCTCCAACTTCTCCACCGCCAGTTTCAACGATTCGATAAATTCATCATTTAATGCTGTGCGATCTGGATTCTCGATAAATTTTTCAATCGTGCTAATTACTTTCTCTTCAATTGTAGGAACTGTAAATCTTCCTGATTTCGCAATTTCAAGAAGTTCATCTGTATTATTTTCCCAATTACGGGTATCGCACAAATCATTGTTACACTTATTATTTCTTTTATTCAACACACATTCTATACATTCACGTTCGCGACAATTGCTTACATCTGCAAACCACTCAATAAATTCTCTTGCCGTCATTTCTTTCGTCCCGAGAAGTTCTGATGCTTCGTAACAATTGCAATTTTCGTTAACATATACTCTTTGGGTAATAACTTTGCTGTCGTAAAACCTTAAGATGTCTGGAAAACATTGTTCTGACAATGGTTTACAATCGTCTTTTGAATCCCGTTGAAATCCCTGTTTTTCAGCTTCCTTAAGTAATTTCTCGTTTTCTTCTGGTGTTCTAACCAGAATGCATGTGTTTCTTAAATCAATCATCAGAATCTCCTTTTACAATCATATTAATGCAAGTGTTCCAACCAACTGCAATAATATTTTTTTTTGCTTTCGCGCTGCTGGTTGGGTCGACATATTCTTTTTTCTCTGGCAGTGGCTTCAATGGACACCAATTAGGGATTACATCATTGTTTGGAACTCTCCTACCATTCATTGCTCTGCACCAAAATCCGCTTATAAATTTACATTTTCCGCAATTCTCTGGTGTATCAATCACTAATACTGATTTACTCACTCGCTTCACTTCCTCTCAGCATCAGGCTCAAAGTATTATACCCCGGGCAAGCTCTGACCCCGTTTCTTGTATCTCTTAACAATACACAATATGGATATAATGCCATGACCTCATAGACGTGTTCCGTGGCATCTTCTCCGCGCTGGTCGACATATTTGAAACATTTACCTGGTCTAAGAAAATATCTTGCGCATGCATACGCTTTTGTTCCAAATCTTACACTTGCGCTACTCATTCAACTCCACCACCTTTCACGATTTGTATAACCGTCTGATATAGTGCAGCATTTCTTCCAACCAGTTTTGTTATGTATGCATCCAACTGCTCCACAACTGCATTTACATCAAATGCTGTTGGCTGTTTATTAACACAATCAATAAACTCTTTCTGGTCGGAACTAATACTTGTCCCGATTTCCCAAATTTTAATGTATTTAATTAATTCGTCTGCATCTATTAAGCGCATTTTTTATTCCTCCATAAATACTTTACAATGGCACTCGCAATCTCCTCGAAGATATCTTCCACCACTTTCTATATTGATGTCACAATCATGATATTCTCCATAGATACTGCGCTTACAGTCCGTACAATACACAGCTTGCTTAATCTCTTTGTAACATTTCTCAGACATATTTCTGATTCTTTTCAGATCATCATCTGATTTTTCTTTGATTTCCTCAGTGGTAGTAATCCCTGCTCTTAACAGTATGTTGTATGTTCTTGTTGTTATTGCTAAGCCTAATTCATCAATTTTCATATTCTTCACACTCCTCCGCATATTCATAACTGTCCATATCATCACATTTGCACTGGCAGGAATCCTGCTTAGTACAGCAGATGCAGCACTGTGTTTCGTTGTCCGGGCATTCTAATTTACAATATCCCATTCAGTCCTCCTTGTATGGTTCTGGAAGCGGCATCCAAGCAACACATTTTAACAATTTTATATATTCTTTCGGCCCTTCAAAAAAATCTATAATATGCCAACCATCAGCCGTTGCATGCTCATCATCTGGTCTGTTTATGAATTCTGCAACCCTTGGAATTAATTGATATCCTGTATCTAATTCTCTGAACACTGCAAGGAACCAGTCGCGTTTATCCGGCATTTTTTCAGATACCGAAATCCAGCTGATAGATTTTAAATGCTCAATAACTTTCTTCTGTTCCTCTTCTGTCTCGCAATGTATTGTAATGTCATAGGTGTCATCGTATGTACTAAATGTTCCATCTTCGTTCTGAACAAGTTTCATTGTATCACTCATGCTTCCACCTCCGAATCTTCTGGCATCTGAAAGATAGCAAATCCATCTGTTTTTTCTTTAAATTCGTGAAGATAACTTACACTGAAATTCAACATGATTTGATATTCACTATAGGCTTCCTGAATCATATCCAGTACTTTCATGGCTTTTGCTTTGGTGGAATATTCTCCGAGCAAGCAGCACCAACTCATATCTCTTCTTGCACTTATTACTCCACCCGAAACTTCGATATCGAATAAAAGTTCAAGTGTAGTTAAAACTTCCTTATTCTGACTTCTGATTAACATTTTGCGTCCTCCTTATCACTTACTCTTCGATTCCACTGCTCTACAGCTTCTTCATAATCCCATGTGCCCGGGTGAAAAACTAACCCACATTTACAGTGAATACTTATCGGATAACCTCCACTGTCAGGATCGTAAAAAGATGGCTTCCAATCTCTTTCTGGGATATACATATCTTTGTCTGTATCTATCTCTTTTCCGCAAAACGGACAAGGTTTTAATTTCTCCATTTTCATTCTCACTTTCCCCATGTAAGCAACTGACACGCTATTGTGCAGTCCTCCATGATTTCCTATCCAAATGCTACCTGTCCGTTATTCTGCATGTCTTTTTATTTCTCCTGAAAAGCTTAATTCAATTCCCAGTTCTTCCTTGATAGCCTGCACATAATCAATCCATTCAGCCAAGCCCTGGTCGATATAGTCCGAAGCTTTGTCCATGCCTGCCATGAACTTCTGGCATCTTTTCTGACCGAATCCAAATTCATCATGCAGGACAGCTATTGCCATGATCACGCAGCATTCAGATACAAGCTGTTTGATCTTCTCAGATGCTTTGTCCAGATCCTTTCTTGCCAGGGAAGTATGTATTCCTGTTACTCCCCTGAATCTACATTCCTTTTCGAGGGCTTCAAGACCGCCCTCTCTGGTGATTCGCCTAGCAAGGTCAAGACCATCTTCCCTGCCACGTTCATATTCACGCATTTTGTTCATTTCTTCACCTTCCTGAACCCGTATCCTGTCGGAGCATAGGCTCTATCAGTACTCGGGTGTGCTGTTTTAAGCAACCCATCATCAATAAGTTGGTTTAAATGTCTCCAGATGGTAGCTCTGCTTGCGTCTACCTTCTCACAAATCTCGCTGACCGATGGCGCATATCCAACAAGTTTAAAGTAGCTTACTACATACATGTAGATTTCTCTTCTAAGTGCCTGTCCCTGTTCGTATTTATTCTTAGTGTTGTACATTCTTTACACCTTTTATCTCTTTTGTCTTTCTAAACATCTTGTCTAAATAGTCTGAATAAGCCAATAACATGTGGTCTACAAAGCCATTGTTATTATATTTTTTAGAAACAATATGAATCTGTTCAATAGCCAGCTTCCAGTATTCGTCATTTTCTTCAATTCCGGCGGTCTGGAGAACAAGTGCCGGAAAGTCGATCTGAAGAAATTTAATTGTATTTGGAATCTGTTCATGTGTGACTCTCATTTATACACCTTCTTCCACACAAAAGCTCTGCTCCAACATTTTTTCATTCTCTTTGCTAAAAGCCTTTATATAGCTCTGTTTGATTGGTCTGATAAAATGTATGCCTCCTGCTGTTTTTGCTCGTGATACAGCCACATAGAACTGTCCAGGGTCCCAACAACAAGGATCAATGTTAATTTTCTCAAAAGTCTGTCCCTGTGATTTATGAATACTGATAGCCCAGGCGAGTTTTACTGGAAACTGAGAGAAAGAACCAATTTTCTTACGGACTATCTTTTCTTTTACGATCTTCTGTCCATCTTTTTTCTGTTCAGTTTCCTCAATGACCTGTTTTTCAATGTCTTTACTGTATCTGTACAAGTTAACTGTTTTGCCCTTATCAGCCTTGATAACCAGATAGGATTCTTCAAATTCTCCGTTATCCACAATTTTCTGGATAATGCCGATTGTTCCATTTACGTAATTTCCAGACAGATCATTGACTGTAATCATCACTTTTGCACCGATGTTAAGAATTAAATCCTCTCTGGCAAATGCAATGTTCTTGATATCAGCAGATGTCAGATCTCCGTCAACTGCTGCATGGAACACTTTTTCGGTCTTTTTATCCAGTTTTCCGAGGAAAGTGTTATTAATCCGATCAGCTTCAGCATTTGTTCCGACCAGAAACGGTGCTTCTGGTATAACCTTGTCTGATTCGTTATTCTCCAGATATGCAATGGATTTTCTAATATTGTTGCCATATTTAATGTCATTCAGCACATACTTAAATCCCTCATCATTCTGCCTACATACCTCATCGAGTTTGATATATTCAAATCCCATTTCTTTCCAGTATTCAGACATGAAAGCATATCCGTGTTCGTACTTTCCGCCCTTTCCGTAATCAGATCCATACATCCGGCAGAGGATTTTACGATCATCTGTTGTGATAACTGGTGGAAGTTGGTAAAAATCCCCGATTACGATCAGTTGAACGTCTTCTTTATCCTCTCCACTTAGAAGCCTGTCAACCGCTCTCTCTTCATTTTCTGTGATGATCGTTTTCGCAATCATATTAAACAAATCGAACCGGCACATGCTGATTTCATCAATGATAAGAACATCTGCTTCTTTTAAAAGTTCAGCTCTGGATTTCACTTTTTTCTTGTAATCCTCAAACTTAATTGAGATATTCAGTGCTCGGTGTACGGTAGTCGCCCCGTATCCGATATTATCCGCAGCTATTCCGGTAGTAGCAGATACCAAAACGCTTTTGCCAGCTGCTTCTGCTTCATTGATAAATGTCTGAATAACTGTTGTCTTGCCGGTTCCTGCATCGCCTGTCAGAAAAACATTACTGCCAGACAGCATTGTGTCTAATGCATATCTTTGCTTTTTATTGAGATCATCTTTTTTCATTTTGTAACCACTCCTTGCAAAAATTATGTAAACTAAATATTTTTGTAATATTCAATTAATTTTGTTATAATAAATCTAATTGTATATACTTTTTAATTTTGTAACCCATGCGTAACCGGCTTTTTCAACTTATTGGTTACGCCAAAAACCCTTATTTTATGCGGGTTTTAGAGGTATGTAACCGTGTAACCAATGTAACCAAGGTTTTCGTATAGGAGAATCACTAGAGCATATGTTTTTTATACACTCTCAAACTTTCTCCTATATGACGTTTTTTTTCGTGTTACAACGGTTACATGGTTACAAATTATGAAAATGGAACATTTGTTTCGGCATTAGTTGGCAGAAAACCAGTTTCAATAACCTCATTTTCTTGTTCATTTTCGAGACTTTTTATATCAACGATTTTTACTGCAATAAGCCTCATCACGCTTCCCCCGTCTCTTTTTAATACCGTATCTCTTTTTCCTGTGTGTTTGATTAATTCTCGATTAATTGCCCAGGCTGAGAAAGCTTTTCTGGAGAATCCATTGCTCTTCAAAAGGTTTTCAAGGGGCTTTGGATAGAAGTATATATATACATCTCCATACTCATCTGGTGTCTCTTTGAACCCCCACTGATCGCAACTGAATTGTGCATCAAAGTGCTGCCCGTACACGGAAAGACTTTCAAGAATGAACTCATAACACCTCTGTCCCTCAGATACATCTTTTTTACGTGTAGGTATGTCCACAACGTCCTCAACCGTCAGTTCACGCCCATCCTTAAATATGAAATCTGTAGCTAATTTGTCAGCCAATAGAAGAGTAGATATAGCCATGATCTGTTTTGCCGGAAAGTCATATCCGTCAAAACTTTTCTCAATTTCGGCTTTCATCTCTTTCAGATCGTCCGATGTGAACTGCTTCAAATTTCCAACGAATACTCTTCCAGCAAAACCATAGTTTTTCACGACAATGCCGTTAATCTCTGCCGGATTCTCATAAATATCCTCGCAGCACTCAATTTCAATAATTCTGTTGATTGCTCCGCCGGAATCTGCAAATTCCGAAATAGGGTTCTCGCCGTTGCAAATGGTCACGTTGCTCCATGTATTCTCCTTAGCTGCTCCGAGGTCCTTATTTGAACGTGCTTTCCCTTTACCGGAACAGAGATTGTAAATTAATGTTTCGTAGTTGTCCCGAATATATTGAGAAGCGTTCTTAGAGTCATCGAGGATCATCGGAAAGTTATTAAGCATGTCTGCCCTTGTCTCCAATGACGTATCTGTTGATCGAAAGTTTCCAACGTAAGCTCCCGGCGCAGGATTTCCCCAAACCGATGCTGCTATATTGATCGTTACTGTCTTTCCGCCGCCCGTCTGCCCGTAGAAGTCTACGATGAACGGCAGTGCGTCAAGCGGCTGCACAAGCACACTTGCAAAAGATGCCGCCAATGCTATTCGTGGTTCTAATCGTCTGCACGACCGTAGTTGTTTAGCTAGAGTCACCCACTTAAAGTAATCTCCACTTTCCTGTATACTCTGGAATAGTGTTTTAAAGCGGTATTCGCCATCAAAAACAATTGAAAGGTCGTAAGGTACAAATACATTGCCATGCCACCCTAACTTGCTCGTAGAGTGCTGTATGTCAATCATATCGGCATTGTACATTTCAACGTCCGCCAGATACTTTACAAGGAGTCTTGCGTTCTCTGAATTGACCTGCACCCCGAACCTTGCAAGATTAGTTATTGCTCTGGAAGTCACAATGTCAATTTTTGGAACAGTTATTTCTGTCCAATACCCATCCCTTTTAAAAGCCACCGTGATCTGTTCTTCACCTGTTTCAATGTTTTTCAGTCGACGTATCGGCATGATCGGGTGGTGACATACAAGTTCTCTTGCCTTAGATGTTTCGGAAGAAAAAATTCCGTTCTCTGTAGCTATCCAGCTGCCACACGCCATGTTAGGATATTCTTTATCAACAGAATCAGGATAAAAGTTTGTGATGTTTTCAACCAGCTGCATGGAACGATTTGCTTTTTCTTCTTTTTCCTTTTCCTGCTCTGCTTTTTGAAATTCCTTTATGAACTCTTCTGCTATATGCTTCGCTTTCACACTTTTTGCCCGGTCCATCAGCTTAAACTTGATTTCTGAGCGGTCAATTTTACTTTTTACTGAAAAAAGCTCTTCATACAACTGCTTTTCCATAAAGTCTTGCGCTTGTAAATTTCCAATATTTTCAAGAATTTTCCTCACCTCCTGACTTAACAGACAGCAATTCATGTCTGCTTTTTTCTTTCTCGAGATTAAACTGGCACATATACCACTCTTCTGAATCAGGAGGGAACGTTTTTAGTGCTGTTTCGTACATAAGTATGTTCTTTTCTACCTGCTCAAGCTCGTTTGGGATCTGAGCGGGATTGTACTTTTTTGTTTTAATATCCCGCATTTCATGCCTGATCTGGTTACGACTTTTACCTTTTTTAGAGATATAAGTACCGCCCAGCTCGATAAATGCAGTGCTAAAAGAAACGGATTCGTATTGCATTACGAAATCAAACACATCACCGCCGATTCCGCAGCCGAAACAGTAAAATGAATCATCGTAGATTTTGCAGGACGCTGATTTTTCTTTATGAAAAGGGCAACATATAAATCCCGCTCTGTTCGGTTTTAATCCATACCTGGAAAGGATTTCCGGCATTTTCACTGACTGTTTAATTTCTTCTTTTGTCATGACAGCAACTCCACTATTCTCTTGCCAGTCTCTTCTTTTGTGCAGAATTCAAATCGGATGCCGTATTTATCTCTGATCGTGCAAAGAGATTTGTACAACTGGCAACCATCAACAGCCTTGTCCGATATTACAGTCTTAACCTTTTTACCGTTTACTGTCTTCCAGATAACTTTGTGCTTTCTTGGATTCTCCCAGAAATACACATCACCTACACTCTTGATATCTGGCCCATGTTCGCAAAGAATAATTAGCTGTATACCTGCTTCACGGGCCCTGATAAGCTCTGCCTTGAATCTTTCGTGTTGCTGGCAGACATTTCCACATAGCTCTTGTAAATCCTTTTTGCGGTCAATACAGAGCTTTGCATTGTCCAACGACTGATAATCTCCGCAGTATAACTTCGATCGGAAATACTGTACTCCAAGGCTGTCAAACTGCTTTTGAATCCGTTCCCATTCCTTTTTATGTTCTCTTGTGTCTGTCTGTATAACCATTAAAAACACATCCTTTTAATTGAATGGAAGCTCTTCCTGCATACTATCCGGAATACTCATAAAATCAGTTCCCGCTGGATTCGCCCCCATGATAGCTTCTTCCTTCAGATGATCGTCATACGCTTTTGTTGTACGCTCTTCTGGAATATCTGCATCTTTGATTCCTTCCACGCTGCGGAACCATGCAAGCTTGTGACGTTTCACTTCTTTATTGTTGTACCAGTCTTTCTCCAGACGGAAGATACCACCGATCAGCTTGCCTTTAAACTGCTGTCCGAAGTTATCGCCCCACTTAACAGCAAAGCCCGGATTTGACTTTTCTACGCATGTAATGAATGCTTTGAGATTACGAACACCATAATCTACACTCTCGTCAATAACCATGTAGTTTGTGCCTGCATTCGGGTATTTCTTGTCTGGGCGAATATCGTTCTCAAATTGTTTCATGAAGTAACCTGCCTGCTCGTCTCCATCTGCAAAATCAAACAGGATAACAATCATATTCAGTCCGCCCTGGGACTGACGTTCGGACACCTGCTTAATAACCATTTTGTGACCACCAAGCTTAATTGGTTCAAATTCTCCTGCTGCCTGTGTTGTATCATAGCTATTTGGTTTCTGCATTGTCTGCTCCTCCTAATTCGTAATAATCTCTAATAATCTTGTCTACTGCTGCCAGATCATTGTCTATGGTCAGTGAATCAAACATACCAATCGGTGATTTACTGACAGCTCCCTGACTTGCCTGAGTGACAAATAAATGCTTTCCACTTTCTTCAATGCAGCGGAGAACTATTGTAAACATGCCCTCTACGCAAACTTTTTCATCCAAAAGTTTTCCTATTGTCTTTGGCTTTACATCTCCAGAATCGTCCTTATCTTCGTGCATCATAAGATATACGACTTTATTTTCAGGGACTTTTGTCACAATGAACTGAATAAGATTCCAGAAATAGTCTCCAATATCATTGTACAGAGCGAATACCGCATTGCCTTTTCCAGCAGAAGCGTGTCCACGCATAAAGTGGTTCGTGATAAGATAACCTGCATCATCAATTACAATTGACTCTGCTTTTGATGCGATCAGGCACTTCATTACCTGCTGGTAATCATCTGTAAACCATCCGTCAATTTTCCCCTTGAATGGAAGTGGCTTGTTTAATACTCTGATAAGGTTCCAGTTTTTGTTTTGACAGTTTCTAAGACTAGTACTTTTACCGGAACCAGATTTTCCAATAATCAATACTGGTGTTGCCATTGTTATTCCTCCTTGTCATAAACCACATGTTTGCTGCTCTCAATAATCAGCAAACTCGCAATATCTTCCATTGATAAGGTTGATTCGTTATAGATTTCAACCAGTGCGTTGTATGCGCCTGCTGATACTTTCACAACTGGGTTATCCTTATCAGTTACAGGTTGTTTCTTCCTTGCCGGAATACGGATTTCAAATTCACTCATTGCTTTCCTCCTTACATGATTTTTGAGCCGTCAAAAGCCCATTTAGAGCCTGTACGTAGCTTGCCAATGTTCTTGCCTTATATGATTCTTCAATGGGATTGTCCGGGACTATAGCAAGTTGTATGTCGATTAATCTCAATACTTCCTGAATGCGTTCGTCCATACTTACACCGCCTTAAAGAAGCAATACAGGTTATCTGATGCATCTCCGAACTTCTCTCCGTCGATATCTTCGGCTTTGTGGTATTCCACATGGTCCAGAGACATATCGCAGTTCTCATAATCCAGAATATAATCACCTCTGGATTGAAGCTCTCTGAGCAGTTCATTAATACATCCTGCTATCTCCAGACTGGGAAGAAGCCTCATAATTGCTATCTGCTTACTCATTTGGACACTTCCCATCTATCAGAAGTTCCAGCAAGAATGCTTTGATTTTATTAAGCTTTTCACGGCTTTCTTTCTCGTAAAATGGATTAAAAGATACGTTTTGGTACAAATCCCATTTAAATTTGTCTTTGGGAAGGCAAACATCTTCCTTCCTTTTGAGTCCAAATACGCTCATACCATAAATTGAATAGTTGAATGTGGCACTTGCTGTCGGAACTTCATTCACAACTCTTTTACAGAGTCCATAAATTTCGTCAATTTCTTTCTCGAACATTTCTTTATCCTCCTTATTTCCTATTGCCAGTCTGCTTTCATCTGGCGCACCGCCCATGCTGCCGAGATGCCAAAAAAGATGTTCAGCCAGATAGGTATATCCACATATTTCCCGGCAAGCATACAAACAGCAATCAGCGCATACTCTTTCATTTCATTTCTCCCATAATCCATGCAAGGTTGCTGGCTACCAGTGCGGCAGTTGTGACCAACCATGCAATAAACCATTTTCTTGCTTTTTTTCTACTTTCTTCGACAATTTCTGTCGCAAGAATGAACTCAAGTTCGTCCCATGTCGGAACATTTTCACATTTATTTGTGCTATTTCTGCTCATATCGTGCTAATTTCTCCTTTTTTTGGTATTTACAATTAGCAGATACGAAGTTATAATTAACCTGTACCTACTAAGCGTAGATTAGTAAGTGCAACGCTCCGGTTGGTGGTGCTTCACCGCCGGGGCACTATCACTTTAATGCTTCCTTCCCTCTCCAGATATATCCTGTTTCTTCCCAGAGCTTTCTTGGAGAGATAACAAATTCTATTCTGCCAGAACCTTTTCTGTCGTGAATCACTTTATTCCCACGATACGCCGTACCGATAGGTAACCATCCATAGATGATTCCTGCTCTGACAGATGATGTAGGAATGCCTGTCATTTTACTCACATCTGATACTGTCAGGCGCTCGTTTGAGAACTCTGGCATCTGCGGAATACCTGATATGATTCTTGCCACTTCTGCGGCAAACTGATGAACCTGTGCATTCTGCTCTATGTAATTATCAACTGCACTCATATAAACCTCTTTTCTAACTGATACTCATTTGAGCGTTACAGTCACGTATCATCATTACTGTATTGGTGCATGGATGCCAATTTCTGACATATTCCATAGATTCTTCAAATCTCAGCTTAGGGATGTTATTACGGGCGTTTACTGCGAAGTAAGTCTTTATATCCCTGTTGCATTCAGCAAATACTTTCTTGCCAATTTCCTTGTAAGCATTTGACTCTTTCCCGCCAAGGTGAGCAATTACGACACTTGACACTAAGTCTCTAATAGATTCCTGCTGTGCGTAGTCAATAGTCATGGTATTTTCAAGTCTGTTAAGCCGCTCTTCGTGATCTAAGAATCCTGTCGCAATAACCTGTATCTGTTCAACTGTCGTCAGTGGCTTCTGATATGAGCCTGTCTTTCTGATTGTCGGAAGAACTTCATCCATAACCCATGATTCAAATTTCTCTGCCGATGGAAGTTTCGATTTCATAATCAAGCGGTACAAATCTCCCTCATTTATGTATGACATTGACTGAATGCCACTAGATGTAGGGGTGTCGCATTTCACGACTCCCTTGCAATGCCTTGATACGGCATCTCTGGGATTGTTATATCCAAGAGCTTTGGCAACATCAGTGCCAACAAAATACGGTTTCCCGTCAATTTCTATTGTTCGAATATCTCCGAACTCATCTGAATTAAAAATCTGTAATTCGTTCATAAGTCTCCTTTCTTGTGATATACTCCCAGTGGACGGGAGGTGATATTGTGTATCTCAATAAAGAACAATTTAATTTCTTGAAATATCTTTCAAACAAAGAAAAAATTGAATATTCTTCTCTTTCGGAAAATGAAATCAAAATTTCCAGTTTTCTTGAAGAAGAAAAATTGATTTCTGTTAATAGAGAATCTTTTCCTAGAATCAATCAAGACGGTCAGGTCAGATATGTAAAAGGAAAAACTCTCTCCATTACGATTTCCGAACAGGGAAAATCTTATATTGCTGAAAGAAAACATGAATTTAAAAAGTTGTTATTGAAAGATGTGGCTATTCCGATTATTGTTTCGATTCTTACCACCCTAGCACTAAACGGATTAAAACTGTTGCCACACTTGCTACAATTGCTGGAATCACATATTCCATAATCGGATGGCGTTTCATGTTTTTACTCCTTTCGTTCTGGAATCTTCGGTTCAAGAAACTTGTCAGTCCCAACAGATAATGCCCCACAGATTAATTCGTATTCATCGAAATCTAATCTGCGATTTCCGTTAAGAGAAAGATTAAGTTTCTGAACAGGAATGCCAGTTTTGTTGGCGACGAATGTCTGCGTTATGCCGTTGTTTTCAAGGTATGACTTAATTTTCTTACCAACACACATTTTCAATTCTCCTTTCCGTTTAAGTTTCGTTCCTATCGAACAATTACAGTATAACTTCGAAATATTCGAATGTCAAGAATAAATTTCGAGAAAATCGAAATTATTTTATTGACAGTTCGAAATTTCTATATTATTATTAATCATGAAAGGAGGAAACCGATAATGACATTTGGCGAGAAAATCAAGCAAGCCAGAACAGCAAAGAAATTAACTCAGAAACAACTCGCAGAAAAAATCAACGCAAAACACAATTCAATTAGTGACTGGGAAAAAGATAAGTGCAAGCCAGATATGGACACTATCGAACTTCTATGCGGCGTTCTGGAAGTAACACCGACATACCTCATGGGTTCTAAAAGCGATGACGATTATGCAACCATAATTGGAAATCTTATGTCAGAACCTGACGTCTTAGACTTTATCGAGGAATATAAAGCACTCGATAAAGAAGATAAGAAAGCAATAAAACAAATAGTTTCATCGTTAAACAAAAAGAGCAAGGGTTAATTCCCTTGCTTCTTTGATTTTAGATATTTGATAAGAATCGTATAGACAAATTTTAACTTGCCCTCATTATCACATTTTTCTATCATTTCAATAATCTCTTTCTTATAATCCATAATAGCCCTCCCTATTGCAACTACCGCCTACACTTAAATGAAAAACTAAATTCCAGCTGTGTCTTATCTCAGTAAATATGCGGGATTAAATTCCACTTTACACCTTAACAATTCCATTTTTTTGCCTTATAATAAACCTGTAAGCACCCATGATTTATGTTTTTATGCATACTAACCGGGCATCTGAAAATAGTGTGCGAGACTAAATTCCACATGCCTTATGTGCAAGACTAAATTCTGGTGCAGTGAAATCTGCCTGTGCTTTACTATTTTATTTTATAAGTTTTGGACTAAGCATAACATCATCAGGTGCGATTGCCTTTAATCCTAATGCTTTGTGCAGTTTGTTGTCCAAGAGTAAAAGAGAGAGTTCATATGGGCTATGTCCATTAAGACTGTCTCTTTTTTCGTTGTTTATGTGATTCATCATAAGTCTGACTTTCTCGTCATTTAAATCAGCGAATGAACTCCCTTTCGGACGGATGTAGCGGATATACTCGTGGTTCTTTTCGCAGGCACCTTTTTGCCAAAAGCTATACGGATCACAGTAAAAGACAGTCGTGCTTTTACTTCCGTCACAGAATTCCTCCATCTCTTCACGAGCTGAGAATTCTGAACCTCCATCCGTGAGAATCACCGGAAAAAGCTTTTTGAATGCATCCTGCCCCAACACTGTTTCAAGCCATACAAAGACCTCTAACACGCATTCCTGGTCTTGATATTCCAACAGGAACACAAGCATAAGATTGCAGTTGCGGAATGTAAAGGTCAAGAGGGCACGGCTTTCGCCTTTCTTTCCTTCCACGCAGTCCATTTCCACAACATTTATATCCGGATGATCTTTCATATAATTCTGGAAATCTTCGTAGTTATGACCTTGACGATAAGAACGATCTTTTGCACTGGTCTGTGTAGGTTTCTTGCGTTTCTTATAACGTACAGAACGCCTTAAGTCACCATTGCGGACATCGAATACACAATCATTGATGTAGGAGTAAAGTGTTCTTCTGGAGCAACCCAATTCTTCTGCATGAGTAGCATAAATATGACCGATGGACTGATGTTTCTCCTTGATCAATGGAACCAATAAATCATTCATGGATTGAATGCTTTCCGGAGTCTGGTTAATGCCGGCTCTGCAATCGACTAGCACGCTGCGGTACTCATCATGGGCATACTTGGATGAATAAAACTTTCTGGGCATAAGACAATGGGTCTTTTTACCACAGCCATTACATACGTAGGGTGGTTTATTCAGTTTCTCACATTCAGCTGTCTCATACGCTGGACATATATCAGTGCAGCGAAAGGATGGTTTTCTGCAAAGCTTACAATGAATGCCACACATCTTATCACACAAGCATGTCATCTTACAGTTCTTGCGATGAATACATGGCGGATGAGTGTAACCGGAATCCGGACGTTCTTTTGTATGTGCGTGGAGACGTACTTCCTTTGATATGGTAGATGGATTTTTACCAATAATTCGTCCAATTTCAGCGAAGCTTTTATTCTCAGTAAGACCTTTCTCGATATCAACACGCTGTTCAAATGTTAAATGTTTCTGATTGCCTTTATTCTTCATAATTATCTCCAATCTGCACAGGCAGGCAATCAGCTGCAAGTAGATTATACGGAGTAATGATTATCAAGACAATATGGCAAATATGTGTGCGAAAGTAACTTCGACCTATATGGAATTTACTCTTGCATTTGGTACAAAACCAGAATTTAGTTTTTCATTTAAGTAACTACCGCCTACACTACAGTATATGTCCGGCTGTGGGGAATAGAACCGAACATTCGTTCTCTTTTGCTATTATACCACCTATTCCGACTCTTGGCAACTGCCAATGATATACATGGACTTTTGTTATTTCACAGGCAAACTTCGCAATTTCAAAGAAAATTATGCTTTCACAGAATAAAAATGCGAGATCACAAACTTTTCCACCGCCACCGTCTGTATGTGTATACTTCTGGACAGAATGGTCCTGATATACCGTATACGAATGAACTATCTGCATATCTTTCTGATTATTATTGGAAATTATCTTTTGTGGGGTATATACAAGACTAAATACCTTATAGATCAGCAAGAGAAGTACAAAGCACTTAAAACATTTCTTTTTCATCTAAATCACTCTATTTCATTCTAAATCTTTACAATATGCTCTTAAAATGATAAAATAAAAATACCACGAATAACCGTACTTTACATAATATTGCAAAATCAGCGATGCAAAATGCATAATCCGCATAAAAAGTTCGAAGCGTGGCGAATAAAGCTATTAGGAGGAGCAATTCTATGAGTAAGAAAAAAGGTGGAAAACTTAAATGGGTAGTTTTAGCAGTTGTTGCCGTTGGAGTTATCGGTGCCGTTGGTGGAAATTCGGATTCAAACACCACGTCTTCTTCCAACACATCTGCAAAGACAGAATCTACAAAAGAAGTTGATGTGCCTACACCAATTGAATACACAGCCGTATCAGTCAATGATATGATGTCTCAGCTTGATGATAACGCACTTGGAGCATCTGATAAATACAAAGGGCAATACTTAGAAATCACTGGTAGACTCGGGAACATTGATTCATCTGGAAAATATATCTCCCTCTATCCTGACGATGAATATGCGATAATCGGCGTTCAGTGCCAGATTAAAAATGATGAGCAGCGTTCGAAAGTCGCATCAATGGCAAAAGGTGATACAGTCACACTAAAGGGAAAATGCACAACTGTCGGAGAAGTTCTCGGATATTCAGTCGATATTGAGGAAATAGAATAAAAATAAAAACCACCCCGGCATTGGCGTACCGAGGTGGCGTTTATACATCTCCGAAGAAATGTAATATTCTGGCAAAACATATTGTATCATCTTCGGAGCAGTCGGGCAAGTCAGAAAGTTTGTTCGGCTGTTATTTTTATACCTAAATACAGCTACAGAAAGAGGGAATAAAAATGGCGAAGAAAAGAAAGAAATACCCGAAACTCCCTAACAGTTTCGGAACAATACGGTACCTGGGCGGCAACCGCAGGAATCCATTTGCGGTCCATCCTCCGGCAGTACTGGATGAAAAGACTGGAAAGCCCGTCCGACCGCCTGCAATCTGCTATGTAGACGACTGGATTAAAGGATTTACTGTACTGACCGCATACAAGGCAGGAACATATCAGCCAGGGATGGAACGAGACCTTGAGATATCACCTACAACGGACGTAGATACCCTTGTTACTCGTTTGATTGCTGATTACAATACAATCAAGGGCGTCGAGGATAAACACCCGGAAATCAAGAAATTGACGTTTTCAGAGGTATATAAGAAGTTTTACGCATGGAAGTTTCCAGAGGGTTCAAAACTTTCTTATAGTTCAAAGATAGCTTACCAGACCGCTTATTCAAATTGCACTGCTCTGTATAATCGTGTATTCGAGGATTTAAAAGCGCCAGATCTGCAAAAGGTAATTGATGACTGCCCGTTAAAACGTCAGAGCCTTATGGCAATTCTTACGCTGTTCAAGCAGATGTATAAATACGCTGTTTACTCAGAAATTGTAACAGAAAACAAGGCTTTGTATGTAAAAGTCAACGCGGATGACGACACTGAACATGGAACACCATTTTCTGACAATGAGTTAAAAATTCTCTGGAAGAATTCTGCTGATCCGGAAGTGCAGCTTATATTAATCATGTGTTATTCTGGCTGGAGAATCGGCGAAGTACTTAAGTTGACGACTAACTTGGAAGAGAGATACTTTCAGGGCGGGATCAAGACTAAGGCAGGAAAGGACCGCGTAGTACCAATTCATTCGGCGGTATACGAATTTGCTAAGCAAAAGGTTCTTACTCAAGATGGGAAGCTCTGTGTATATACTCAGCAGCACCACCGCAACGCTCTGTTCTATCCTACGCTTGAACGTCTTGGAATTGTTGGCGATCCGAAACACACGCCACACGACTGCCGCCATACTTTTTCCATGTTATGTGAAAAATACGGCGTCCGGGAGAACGACCGGAAGCGAATGCTGGGTCACTCTTTTGGTGGAGATGTTACAAACGCGGTATATGGACACAGGACACTAGAAGAGCTCCGAACAGAGATTGAAAAGATAAAAGTCCCATTTGTGACTAACTGTGACTAACGGAATCTTATTTTATCAATTTTATTCATCACAATTCAGAACATAAAAACGCGTGAAACCCTTGTAAAATCAACATTCTCAGCGATTTTGCAAGGAATTCACTCATTTCATTTTCATTATTCTAATTGTATTCAATTAGGATGTTAATTAGAACTATGCAAATGTCAGAAAGTCATTTAAATACAGTACTTTAGAGGATATTTAATTAGGAAATGATTTTTTTATTTGTGACTAACGTGTGTCCAACGAACTAATAGGATTTACAAAACGAAATGATACAATATGTTATAAGAAACATGATTCCCGGGGCACTATCCCCGGGAGTTTTTATTTATGAATTTCTGAAATTCTGGTGAATGTTCCTTTTGGGACAAATTCAAAAACAAACCCTTCTGTCGGATGCGGGATGCGGATGAAGTACCATTTCAGCCCAGAACTGTCAGTTTCTGTGTACTTCATTACCTCTACAACTGCACCTTTTTTTAGTTTTGGAAACAGTTTAGATGGGCTATTTTTGTTTGATTTTGTATAACATTTTGTGTCTTTTTTAATCTGCGCAATGTAGGCTCTGGTATTCATTTTTGAGTTTTGGCTTGGTGTCGCAGTGTCTCCAGATAATGAACCACTGGTAATTGCAATTGCCACATGATGATTGTCATTCAGGAGAACATCTCCTGCCTTAATGTAGTCACCAGATTTCAAATATTTTGGGTCTGTCAAGATTTTTGCACCTGTTTCTTTTAACGCCTGACGCATATCGTAAGTAGTCAAATAAATGCTAACTGCTTTCAACTTTGCGTTGTCCAGACGGTATCCTGCACCTTTTATGATAGCTGCTGTACTGGCGCTGCAATCACTCTCGCAGTCTTTTTTTATTTTAGCGGGGTCATATCCATTGACTTTAAGCTGTTGCCAAAATGTGTATCTATCATTATTATTTCCCACAGTCCCCTGATCGTAACCAATATGGTCATTCTGAGCCGCTTTCGTTGCCATATCCGCAAGCATATCTGCAATTGTTTTATCTTCAAATCTCAGAACGCAGAGCCATGGTCTGCTGTACCAATTCATAATCTGATATTCTGTTCCGGTCTGATCACCGGCTTTTCCGCCTGCACATCTGCCGTTCTCGTCATGCCCGCAATTACTAATTTTTACTGTTGCCATTTGTTGTACCTCGCTTTCTGGGAAATGTGTTTTTAATGCATTATAGACAAATCTCTGTCTGCTCTTATATGCCCCGACTTGGTTTCCTGTATCGGTCTGACAAGCTGCATAGAGATTGTCGAGTGTATATGGTTTCTTAGTCTTTGTCAGAATCCGTTTTACGGCAGATAATCCGCCTTGGTGTCTAAAGTTCACGCACATAGCTTGCCCTCTAGCGTCCGTAACGCCCTGTTTAATGGCTTCGTCTGCATAAGTGGCTAATTGTTCATCCATAAGGCTATCTTGGCATTTAATGCCCAAATCGGACGAAATAAGGGCAACTATGGTGTCGGCAAGCTGTGACACTCTGGAAATATTGAAACATTCCCAGTTTGCGGTCTGGACTTGTTCCAGAAGTCTGACCTTGTCTATTTTCTCCCACTGTTCCGGGTCAGCATCGTAAATTCGTTCCAGAAGTGTTTTAGCTTCAGTTCCGTACCATGCTCCTGCCCCGACCGTGATTGCGTGTTCTTCAGAAGAATTGGTGTAGGCTTCTGTGAAGTCCGAATAATCCTGCTGTCCATAGACCTGCCCACCGGTTTCGACCGCATAGATAATCTTTCTGAGAACTGCTTTCTGCTCGTTTGTCATATCACGTTGCTCCTTTCTGTTAAATACGCCTTGTAAGCTCCGTATTTGCCCCTAAAATCAATTTTTATATATCATTCGAGGATTTTATCGAATTACAAGTAAAATCGTCATATGAGTCAAATACGAGGTCGTTAATAAAAATGGTTCATTTTGGGCTGAAATGAATTAAGAATATCAGGGTCAAATAAAGCTTATTTGACGATTAATATATATCTCGTATATATATTAATATATATTCTTATTCTATTTCTTATTCTTATTCTGTTGCGTTACATTGCGTTACTGGTAACGTTATTGTAACGTTACATTGAGATATTATGTAAACGAAAATTGTCTGTTGACAGAAAACTTTCATCCA